CACGCTTTGGCCTATCATTGGTGGACTAAATCTAATAATTAAATTTTTAGGTTTTCTGTCTAAATGGTCCTTAATCCATGCTTCACGGGTCGGCAACCAGTGATTGGTTTCCGGTGTTGCTTCACAAATTTTATAAATATTGTTTAAGTGTTGTAAGTCCTGGACGTCTCCGGCGTCATGCCACCTGAACCATTTTTGACGTTTAATAACTACTATCATTGCATCCACCCACAACGGTGACTTCATAGCTTCCAATCTTTTATATTGTGCAGCCTTAATAGCTTTGTATCTTGTATAGTTACCCTTCAAAGCGTAACAGCTGG